CAAATGTATATTTAATAATAGAGGAGCAACATCTACTGTAGAGCCGACAGGCACTAGTACTTCTATAATTACAACTTCAGATGGTTATAGATGGAAGTTTATGTACAGCATTTCCGCAGCTGAAGCGTTAGATTTTCTAACACCTTTTTACATACCTGTAAAAACACTAACCGCTGATGACAGTAGTGCTCAATGGGATGTTCAACAAGCTGCTGTTAACGGGGCTATACATGTTATTGATGTCACTGCTAATGGCACAGGTTACACACAGAGATCTAATACTATAGCAGGTGTAACAAACTCTTCAGTTATAACATTAGACACTGGTGCAAGTACGGTAGATGATTACTATACAGGAGCTACAGTGTTTATTTCGTCCGGGCTAGGTGCTAGTCAGATAAGAGAAATAACCGATTACGTAGGCGACACAAGAGTTTTAACTGTAAATACGGCATTTACTATTACACCTAATACATCTAGCACATATCATATTAGTCCTCTTGTTACGATTAGTGGTGATGGTACCGGTGCTACTGCTTATGCTAACGTAACATCAGGTCAGATTAAGAAAATAAATATGGTTGGTATAGGTACTGACTATTCTAAAGCAAGTGTAGTTATAACAGCACCTCAAGGCTCCGGAGCTACAGCAACACCATACATTTCGCCTCGAGGCGGTCATGGATCTGATCCGGTAGATGAATTATGTGCTCATAACTTAACATTAAGTGTAAGATTGAGCGGTACCGAAGGTAACAACTTACCTTCCAATAATGATTTTAGAGTAATTGGTCTATTAAAAAATCCATTACTTAGTAATAGTTTGACAAGCGCTACTGATACAGCGTACGATCAAACAACTAAATTAGCAGTAATAAACATGACAGGCGTCTTAGATCAAGACGAGATGATAACAGGTGCGTTATCAGGTGCAACAGCAAGAGTAGTTCTATTTGCAAACAACACATCAACAAACACCACCGGTGATTTAAAAGTTGTTGGTATAAACGGTACTTTTCAAAATGAAAAAATAACAGGAAATACATCTGGATATTTTGGCAACGTAACATCAGTAACGTCTGGAGAATTAGAACCTTATGAAGGTCAGATATTATATCTTGAAAATAGACCTGTTTCAGTAAGAACATTCGATCAAATAGAAGATATTAAACTAACACTGCAGTATTAGCGAGATAAGAAATGGCTATAGCTAACACAGTCACATTGAATACCAACTTTAATGTTGATCCATATTATGATGATTTCGATGAAAGCAAAAACTATCATCGGATTTTGTATCGTCCTGGTCTAGCAGTTCAGGGTCGTGAATTGACCCAAATGCAGACTATACTGCAGAATCAAATTGATCGTTTTGGAGAAAATGTTTACAAAGAAGGTGCTATTCTTACAGGAGTAGAACCTAAAATCGAAATTGTTAGCTTTGTTAAATTAAGAGATGCCGATTCTACTGGTGCTGTTGTTACAGCAAATAATTTTGTTAGTACACAGGTTAGAGGTTCAACATCCAATGCTCTTGCGGTAGTTGTCGATACTGATACAGGTTCAGAAGCAGAAGATCCTGATCTTAAAACTCTGTACGTTAAATATATTGATACAGGTGCTACCAGTACTACAGGTAACACAGTATTTACAGCTAACGAAATTATAACTGCTAATACTGGTGGTTATACAGCTAATGTAGCCTCCGGTACCTCCTCTAGAGGACTTACACAGCGAGTTGCAATCTCTGAAGGGGTAATTTTTGCTAAAGATCATTTTATTCGTGTACCAGCGCAATCACTTGTACTTGGAAAGTATAATACATACAGCTCGTACAAAATTGGTCTCAACATTGCTGAAACTATTGTAACTAATGAGACTGATTCTACCTTACTCGATCCTGCATCTGGTTCATACAACTATGCAGCACCGGGCGCTGCTCGATTAAAATTAAATCCAACGTTAGTAAAATACGGTCTAACAGCTAATACAGGCACGGACTTTATTGAGCTTACAAGAGTTGAAAACGGTTTCCTGGTAAACAATAGAGCAAGAACAGAATTTTCAAGAGTTAACGAGCATCTAGCTCGCCGTTCTTATGATACTAATGGTAACTTCGTAGTTGAAGGTCTTGGTATTAGATTAAAAGAACATCTAAAGCAAGCCAATAACCAAGGTAGATATGCATCTGGAGCTGAAGGTGGTAATTCTACAAAACTTGTTGTAGAGGTAGAGCCTGGAACAGCGTTTGTCAAAGGTTACGATTATGATGTTCTTCAAACGCTACCTGTTACTATAACAAAAGCAACTACAACACAATCGATCGAAGACGTCGCGGTTACTTCTAATTACGGCAACTACTTAGTAGTTAAAGAAGTGGCTGGTGTTTGGGATGTTAATACACACAGTAAAGTTTCGCTAAGAGATGCTGCTGCCCATGCTGTATCGAATAATGTTTTCTCCGGCACTGCTTCCCGTACTGGACAAGAAGTAGGTACTGCACGGGTACGTGCTATCGATTATGTTTCTGGTACTAAAGGATCATCAGAAGCAAGGTATAATTTATACTTGTATGACATACAAACTACAAGTAATACACTTTCTACTGTCAAATCTATACACATAGACAATACTGCAGGGTCTCAAGCAAACGCTGTTGCAGATATTGTACTTTCTAGCGGTGTTGCAGCCTTGCAAGAAGTTGATTTTAACAGAGCAATCTATCCGCTACCAGTAACAAGCATTAAAACTATTAGAGATACTACAGGTAATTTAGATACCAATTTTACATTTCTAAAAGAGTTCGATGTAACTATCGCAGCCGATGGTACATTCAGTGTAGCTACTGGAGCTGCAGCTGATAGATTCCCGTTTGGTACCGGTGTTCTTTCAGATACTAATACAAGAACAAATTTTAATGTTGTACTGAATGATGAAGCTGTAAGTTCTGGAACAGTAGATACTGGCTCTATGGCAGCTATGGCTAACACTGTAACAGGTCTTACTGCAGCTGATACTAAATTTAACGTTGGTGATAGAATTGCTTTTGCAGGTCATAGTAATACGTTTGTACTGACTGCTGTAACGTCTACAACTCTTTCAACTGAAGAGATAGCTTATGGTGCTATTAGTAGCGCAAACATAACCAAGAGCTTTAAACCTGGTCATGTTATTGATATGGCAGGTGTTGGAGGCGATGCTGCTGATAGAACTATCAACATTACCTCGACCACAGGTGCAGATTTCGATATACAAGAAACTTTAAGCGGCACTGTAACAGCAACCGTTATTACAGAACTGCAACGAGTTGATGGTCAAGAGATTGCTAAAGACTATAGATCAAATAGATACGTTCAGCTAACTGTTAATCAGTCTGATGGTACGAATAATACATCTGGACCATGGAACCTTGGTTTATCAGATGGGCATAAGTTAATTGAAGTAAGAAAGAAGACAAGTAACACATTATTTACCACATTAATCGAAGGTGAAGATGTTACAACAAACTTTATTTTAGATACCGGTCAAACAGACAATCTGTATAAACATAGTAAGCTAAAATTGGCTCCTGGTAAGACTGCTTCTGCAGGTGATGTATATCTTGTTAAGATGAACTTCTTTACACATGATACTTCACAAGGTGTCGGTTTCTTCTCAGTAGACTCGTATCCAATCGATGATGCTAATGTAGCTAATACTACAGCAATTACAACGCAAGAAATTCCGTTGTATATATCGCCAACTAACGGTACCAGCTACGATTTAAGAAACAGCATAGACACTAGACCAAGAATACAAGATACTGCCAATAACGTAACGTCATTAACTAATATCAGTATTAACCCTGCTGAAGGAAGCACTATTATTGCTCCTGCAGGTGGTCTAAAATTTATGGCGCCTAACGAAACAGCCAATTTTGATCTTGATTTCTATCTTGGTCGTCGTGATATTATTACTATGGATGCCGCTGGAGCTATTAAGATAACCAGCGGTACACCTGACATTAATCCTGTTTATCCTAATGAGCCTGACGGTCATTTACCATTGGCTCAATTATATGTAACCCCATATCCATCGCTTTCTACTTACGTAGGTCAAACTTCGAAGCGTACTGATCTTGCTTGTAAGGTAATACCTACAAGAATCGAAAGATTTACTATGCGAGATATTGGTAGGATTAAAGACAGATTAGACAGAGTAGAATACTATACAAGGCTTTCATTGTTAGAAAATGAAGCTACTAATCTTAAGTTTGCTACTTCGACTGGGGTTGATAGATTTAAGAATGGTGTTATAGTTGATAACTTTAATGGGCATAATATAGGTAATCCTAACGATCCTAATTACAAGGTGTCTATCGATAGAGCTCGAGGAGAGCTTAGACCACCGTTTACTCTGAATAATATTGATCTTGATTACAAGTCAGCTAATAGCTCAAATGTAATTATTGGTCCGAGAGATACAAGAATTACAGTAGGTGGAACAGATATATTCACAGTTGGTGAAACTGTAACTGCTGGAGCAGCAACAGGTAAAGTAGTATATCAGGTTGGTAGAAGAGTTTATCTCGAAAGCGTATCTGGCACGTTCGCTGTAAGCGCGACTGCAACAGGCGGTACAAGTAGTTCATCTGGCACAATCTCTGCTGTTTACACACCTCCTGCTGGTAAATTAGCTTCAATAACTTACGCACATAGAAAAGTTATTAATCAGAAGTATGCTTCTACTACAAGAAACGCAGCTGGTTTATTCTGGAAGTTTTTAGGGCAGATTACCTTAACACCTAATAGTGATTACTGGTGTGAAACTGTACAAGCTCCAGATCTTGTTATTAACCAAGACAATACAAACGACAACTTTGCTGTAGGTAGCGCCTCTTGGACTACTGACTGGGGTAACTGGGAAACAATCTGGAGCGGTAGTACAACTCAAGACGTAGGTGATGCAAGAGTGTTCGTCGAGGCGAGAAACAACAACGTAAATAATAGTGGTGTTAATGTTGTTAAGGCTGGTGAGTACCAGGAACAGATTACTTCAATAACCGAACAGCAAGTTAGGACAGGTATAACATCAACGGTAGTTCCAAGAACAACAACTAAGAAGTCAGGATCTGCAGTTATTAATACTGATGTTATACCGTTTATGCGTTCTCGTGTTATTAACGTAGAAGGCAGAGGCTTTAAACCAAACTCAAGATTGTACGCATTCTTTGATGGTATTGATGTCAACGCTTACGTAGCTCCTGCAACATCAGCTTACGCAAATACAGCTAACGAAGGAGCAGCTCTTACTACTGATAGTACTGGTGATATTTACTGTAGATTTAGGGTACCAAATGATAACAGCCTAAGCTTTAGAGCAGGTTCTAGAAGATTTAGACTTTCAGACAGCTCGACAAATGAAACGGGTACTGGCTTAGTAACTACATCAGGTGAAGCAACATATTCATCTGAAGGTAAGGTCGAAACAGTACAAGATACTATTATATCAACACGTACTTACGATGTTGTACAGTCTATGGTCAGTGAGACGCGTACACTTACATCATCTACTTCTGATCTTGTTAAGCAGGGTCAACATATAGTTGAGCTACAGTATCAAGGTAAGAATCCAGACGGTACACATCGTATTGGTACACGTAATCTTACTGATGGCTGGGATGATACCGCTGCATTTGCAGAAACGTTTGAAGGTGTAGAGGTTTCCCCGACCCAGTTAGCTGAGTTTAGAAATCAGCAAAATCTTAACTTCCCTGGATATGACTGCGCAGAAGGTCAGGACGATCCAATCGCACAAACGTTTATTATGGGTAACTTTAACGATCTAGTATTAGCTTCAGGTGGTTATCTAACTAAAATCGACTTGTTCTTTGCCACAAAAGATGCGACAAGACCAGTATTTGTTGAGTTAAGAGAAGTAGCTGCTGGAGGTGGATACATTACAGACCGTATTGTACCATTTAGTAGAGTTACAGTAGAAGCAGCAGATATTAATACTAGTTCTAACGGTGGTTCGCCAACCCCTGTATACTTCTCAACTCCTGTCTTCTTAGCTAAAGATAAAGAGTATGCAATCATTGTAAGGCCTGCTGCTAATAATCCTAATACAAGCTTGTATGTTTCAAGACTTGGTGGTACAGACTTAGTGACCGGAGAAAGAATTAACAAGCAACCATATGTCGGCACCTTGTTTGCTTCTTCAAATGCAAGACAGTGGTCTCCAATACAAGAGGAAGATCTCAAGTTTAACTTATACATTGCTAACTTTGCAAGAAATACTACCGCAACAGCAGTGTTTAAGAATGAAGACAGAGAGTTTTTCCAGACAACAGGTTCAAATACCTTTAATACAATTGGAGAGCAGGTTGTAGGACATACAACTATTGTCGGTACATCGGCACTATCTGTAAATACTAACTTTGTACTGGTCGGCAATACTTCTGGTGCAAACGCAATTGTAGTGTCGCAATCTTCTAATACAATAGTCTTGAAAGATGTATCATTAGTAAATAAATTTACAGCCGGGGAGAGAGTTAACGTTGTAATAAACAGTGTTAAACAGGAACCTCATACTACTGTACACAGTGCTACTACTCCGAGTGGTAATGTTATATACTTTGATAGTGTAAACCACAACGGTAATACTGTACTGCATTTAGATAATGCTTCTGGTACGTTTACCACTGGTATGCAGCTAAAAGGTCAAATAAGCGGTAGTACTACTACGATTAAGAGTCTAGATAAGATTGAAGTTGATACTATGAGATTAAATCTTGGTTCTCTGCAGTTTGAAGAGACATCGCTTTCTTCAACAGCTAAGCTTAACACAGCTGCAGCAACAAGAGATACAGCGTTTAGATCAGTAAATGAAAATAGAAATACTAATTTTAGAACTCCGAAGTATGTTTTGGGTAAGACATTAGAAGCAACTAACATTAGCAGTGCTAAATCAGCAGAAGTTAAGGTATCTATGTCAACATCTAACCCTGCTATCGGCCCTGTGGTAGACCTTGAGAGAATCAATCTGACACTAGTTAACAACACAGTTAATAATAGTACAGCAAATGAAACGAACGCTGATAGCGGTGACGCTCTGGCACGCTATATAACTAGATCACTTACTCTTGCTGACGGCCAAGATGCTGAAGATATTAGGGTAAGACTGAGAGCTTATAAGCCTTCTACTACTGGTATTAGTGTCTATTATAAGATTCTTAATAAAGACGATAGCGACGACTTTAAAGATCGTAGCTGGGTTTTGATGGATCAAACTACAGTATCTACAGTTTATTCATCAAATGAAAACGAAAATGATTTCAAACTATACGATTTTGAAGTTCCAACTGCTAATCTATCTGGAGGCAGTAACGAAATTCAGTATACAAATAGCCAAGGTGTAACATTTACAGGTTACAAGTATTTGGCAATTAAGATTGTACTAACTGCTCAATCTTCTGGTGTTGTACCTAAGGTTGACGAAATGATAACTGTAGCATTGCAGGCATAATATGTTTAAGAAAGTTGAAAATAATCCTGGCTATCTACGTGATATGTCTACGCATGCTATCATTAACATTGATAACGATGCTCTTTTAGCTTATAGACGACAAAGAGAATATAATAAAAAGCAAGAAATTACAGTAAGTGCGTTATCAGAAGACATAAATAATATAAAACAAGAAATGCAAGACATAAAAAATATGCTTGCTCAAATTCTGACTAAATAGTATATTAGAATAAGAGATAGGAAACAAAGATGGCACTATTTGACTCAGGTACACCGTTAGCCAATGTTGCGTTATCTGATACGTTCAATACCTGGCGGGTAAGGACAAATCAGATAAACACGCAAGCGGCAGGTCTTGCATCTAATAATACCTTTACAGGTACGTTAAATACATTTAACAATACAGCGTCATTTAAAGGCCCGGTAACAGCTCCCATTGTAACGGCTAATACAGTTAACGGTACGGCAGCTAACTTTACCACCTTACAGGCTGATTCAATAGACTTCGATGGTGATTTAACTGTTGATAGCGTTGCAGCTAACAGTATAACAAGTAAAACAGGTGGTTTTGCTGGTACTGTTACCGCTCCCGTTGTTTCAGCGAACAGTATATCAGGCGGTACCGTTTCCGGTACCACAGGCAGTTTTTCAGGCCCTGTTACCGCTCCTATCGTAACCGCAAACACGGTTAATGGTACAGCAGCCAACTTTACTACTCTACAAGCTGATTCAATAGATTTCGACGGGGATTTAACCGTTGATAATGTATCTGCTAACAGTGTTTCAAGTAAGACAGGAGCATTTGCTGGACCTGTTACTGCTCCACTCGTTACTGCTAACTCAGTAACGGCTACTTCAAGCGCTAATTTAGGCGCTATTGGTAACGTAACGCTAACTGGTGGTTCATCAGGCCAATTTCTTTGTACAGACGGCTCGGGTAACCTAGGCTTTTCTGGAGTATCAGCAGGATTTAACTTATGTACCTGTAAATATTGTGGTGTATCAGCCATTAATATTGATGGTAATGATGGTAAAACATTTTTACAAATTCGAGCTAACAAAACAGTAGACTTATCTAATACTGTTAATATGACTTCCGTTAAACAGTATGGTATCGACTGGATTTCTAACAACTCTTCAGCTTGTTTAGTCGCTAATACAACAACATTTAAGTTTGACGCAACTTCCTCTTACGCTGATCATTGTCAAGAGTTTTATAATTTCGACGGACCTGGTGGTGGTTCAATTCCGTTATTTGGAAGCTCTCCAACGAAATTTAATCCACCATTATATGGATCAGACTGGAAGAGAATTGTCGATGACGGCCTCTGTATAGCTCTAACAAATTGTGGATCTCTTTATCCAGGCCGCACTAGCGCGGATGAATTTATATGCTGTACTGATAGCGGATATAATTTCCTGAACCATTTCCCGTGTCTCACTGCTACTAACTACCAGTATATCTGTAATGCAACTGGTCCTGAGTATCTCACTCTTGATGAGACATTTGAGTATAGTTTTTGTAGAATGTTTTTAGGATTTAGTCCATCAAATACGTATTGTTGGCGTGGTTATAACGTTACAAGCACAACTGGTGGTTGGCAGCATAAATGTACGTATGTACAGTTTACATATAAGGATGAGTGTTGGGGTTTCATTCCTGCGTTCTGTGTTTCTCATTTAAATACTTCCTGTTCAAACGCTAGGTGCGGATATGGTGGTATTATTAGTTATAAATTTGATTCGAACGGTTACGTAGTACCACAGAAGTTTTACAACTTTAACCAGGTATCCTTTCCTGGCAACTGTATGAGCGACAATTTAACCCCGAGCCAGTTGGGATGTGGACCTTTAGCAGCACCGCTTTCAGTATCTGTTGATGGTAACATGCTTGTTGTGGCTCATCGTTCATGTGGAGGCACTACTGCTAATGCCTGTTGTTATGGTTGTAGTGTTATTCAAGGCTATAAGCTAGACTGCTTGTTAGATGTCTGTCAGACATGTAATACTGGCGCAGCTCTTTGCTTGACTCCTACAAACAACTGCAACGTAACCAAATGTAACTGGTGGATTGGAAAGAACTCCTGGTGGAATACTCCTCATAATATGGATGACTGTCCATGGCCATTAATTCAATGGGATATGGCATGTTCTGATCCAAACCAGCAATGTCAAAAATTTAGAGCAACTGGTTTTCATTGCGGTACACCAGTTGCCGGTCAGACGTGCCTACTCTGCTACAAGGAGACTGCCGAGGCTAATTTTA